CTATATGAGGATTCCGTTGGAGCAATAGCCGTCAGTCAGCTTAATATTAACAAACAGTTAGGAAAAGATGTGTTTGAAGATTACAAGCTGTTTGCTGAACATGGTAAGACCCTGCAACATTCCGTCAGAGTGATTCCTGTTAAATATGAAGAGGACAGAACAGGCGATAATTGGACTCGCACAGTATCGGAATGGAAGATGATAATGGAATATTCCACTCTCTATGGCTGGGGCGCTAATCAACAGACTCCTTTGATTGATATTAAGAGCATGAAAGATTTGGAGCTTATGATGACAGAGGGCAATTACAGTGATGAGAAAGCCCTACTGATCGAACAAACATACGAAAAATTAAAACAATTACTGGAAGCAGACGACCCGGATGCCACTCTGGAAACAGACCCGGCTACACTTGAAAGCGACCTGATGAAATTTTATAATAAACTAAAAATTTAATTACATGGCAAAAGAAGAATTAACAGTCGAAAAGGTGGCGGAAGGCATCAATAAGTCAATCGAAGAGCTTAAGAGCTCCATTGATGAGAAGGCCAATTTAGCTGATCTTGAAGCTAAGTTCGACACGATAAACGAGAATATTGGGAAGCTCGTTGATAAAGATGGAAAGGTCATTGTACCCGAGTCTTTCTCGAAACAACAGACCCAGTTGGATGAGATATCCACACAGCTCAAGCAGCTTGGAGAATACCAGAACAGTCGGGGCAAGAGCTTCGATGAACAGTTCATGGCGAAGGTCAAGAGCGAGGAGTTCAGGAATAAGGTTAAGGCTTCCGGTGGACGGGGTCAGATAGCCTCCGTTGATATTAAGATGAGCAATGACTATCTCTATGGCAGGAGAAAGGCTGCCAATATTGATACTGATGATATCAACTCCGGTACTATTGAGACCCAGACTGATATAGGTGTATCAGCTGCCCCGTGGCGCTCCAATCCCATCTGGGATAACATCAACAAAGGTACTATTGGCCAGGGACGTGACAGTATAAGCTGGTGGGAGGAAACTACCCGCACCGACTCTGCTGCTATGGTTGCCGAGAATGCAGCTCCTGCTTCCGGATCAGCAAAAACATGGACTAAGCAATCTATGAATATCATGCTGATAAAAGACTTTACGAAGGTCAGTAAGTCAGCTCTGGAAGATTTTGAATATATCACTTCCGAGGTCAATGATCTTATCAGTAACGGTATTCCCCGTGAGCGTGAGGCAGAATTACTTTCAGGATCAGGGACTGCTCCTCATCTGAAAGGTATTGATGAATATTACAAAACATTTGCTAAACCGGCAAACTTTAATAAGGTTCCGCAGGCGAATGAAGGTGATGTTCTGGCAGCTGCAATCCTTCAGTGTAACAATGGCTATACCACTGATGTTGAGAAAAAAGGGTTTATGCCTAATCTTGTAATGGTCAATCCTGGTGACAGGACTAACATGAGGCTCCTGAAGAACACCCTCTATGGCTACATCGCTCATCCGATGCTTTCATTTGATGGTAATACATTTGGTGGCATACGGATCGTTGAGAACCTTGATCTTGCCGCAGGGCAGTTCATTGTCGGTGATTTCTCAAGGGCAAAAGCATTCGTTAAGCGTAACATGAATATCTCATTTCATTATGAGAATGAAGATGACGTCCTTAACGATCTGGTATTAGTACTTGCAAGCATGAGAATTGCAGGGTTAAAGGTTACTGCTGCTGATGCTTACGCATTTGTTGGGGGCACGTTTGCCGCAGGAAAAGAGTTGATCGAAGAAGTTGCAGCATAAAGAAAGGAGAATATATTATGAAAAGATTAATTGGATTATTATTTGTGTTTGCGCTCATGAGTGCTTACACATTTGCTCAGACTGCAACAGTCGATTCACATACCATGCGAGCCGGACAGACTTATTATGAGTTCACACCGGGGGCTGCGTATTACCTGGGAGGCGTTGCTGCTGTAGGCTATGACACCTTGTATTTCGAGTTACTCACTAATAAGAACATGCCTACCAATGTAAACGCCAGGGTAGAGGTGACCAGGGTCGGGACGACTGATACTTATGACATTGATTTACAGGGCAAGATATTCGAGAACGGTACTTATGCGGCTCTATTAGAGAGTGCTGCCAATACGGCAACTAAAGAGATAGCTGATACTACCAGATTGAATCTTGGTAATGTAACTAAGTATTACAGGTACTATCGACTTATTGTCAATCATGATAATGCTTGTGCGACAACGGATAGTCTTGTTATTGATAAGGTTATCTGGAAGATATACGAGAAGTAAAATTTAAACAAGGGAGGGCGGGCCTTGCTCCCGCTCACCTTTTTAATTAAAATATAAAACGATGAAAAAAGTATCAGTAACACTCAAAAGCGGAAAGATCATCGAGGTGATGGATAAAGAAGTCCCGGGACTCCGTAAAGCAGGATTGCTAAAAGAGGACAAACAGCCCTCGGAGACAAAGGAATTTAAGGAGAAAGCTGAAACGAAAGCTGCTCCAAAAAAGCGGACAGTTCCAATATCTACTAAAAATATAAAAGGGTCCAGACCTAAAAAAACGTAGTATGAAAACCAGGATCAAAACAGATATCACAAGTGAGATATTAACATCTGATGAAGTTAGTACCTTCATTAAGTTTGAAGATAGTGATAACCCGGAGACAAGTCTTATCAAAAATATGATTACTGCTGTGCGTTCTCATTTTGAAAAGCGTACAGGTCTTTCATTCATTGAAAAGACCTATGAGACATTCTTCCGGTATGGCGAATCACCGTTCTATCTGCCTATCTCTCCTGTTATATCGGTTGATAAGGTTGAGAAGATGGATTATGAGGGAACGAAAACAGAATTGACCCTTAACACTGATTATTACAAAAGAGGATTCTATGACATTGAGATACTACCAACATTGAACTCATCAGCTAACCCATTGACAGCCTTTGGAGGGAATTATGATCTGTTTGTCACCTATAAGGCTGGTTACGGTCACAGTGACACAGAGACACTACCGGGAGATTTAATGGAGGCTATGAAGAGACAGATAGCTCAGTGGTATGATAATAGGGATGACTTCATGGAGCTTAATATCCTGGGAGGTATTGAAAAGATTCTGCAAGCACATAGAACAACCTGGTTATGAGAAGCACAAAATACAATAAGAGAATAACTGCTCAGATAGCCACTAAAGAACCGAATGATATTGGTGGGTGGAAGAATACATGGGCTGACTCGTTCTCTTGCTGGGCCTCAGTAAATGCTATGAGCCGGTCAAAAAGGTTTTTATATGCCGAGTTGAAATATGATGAGTTCTATGAAGTTGAGATGAGAAAACGAAATACTAATGTTAATGGCAGCTACCAGATAGTATATGATAGCAATGCCTACCAGATTATTTCTTTTACAGTAACTGATAATGTTGTTAAAATAGATATAGCCAGATGATCTCAATGACTATCGATAGTGCAAGTTTCAAAAGAGACATGGAAAGATTTGCCAAGCAGAGCGAAAGTGCTTTCAAGAAGGCTGTTGCTGAAGCAACTACAGAAATGCAAGAAATGGCTATGAAAAAGGTACAGGATTATACCAGTAACTCTAAAACAAAGAATAGTTGGCTTCAAAATAACATAGTCACAAAAAAATTAAACGGAGGCTATACAGGGGAGGTGATCAGCAAAATGAATTACTCACAAGCTTTTGAGGAAGGAACCAGACCTCATATTATTCGGATAAGAAACAAAAGAGTTTTGGCAGGGCCGTTCAGGGGCAGGCCGGCAGGATGGAAGGTAAGCCCTATGAGCCGGTCAATGGGACATGCCACTTACGGAAAAGAGGTAAGGCATCCCGGGACAAAGCCTCATCCCTTTATGTACCCTGCCTGGAAATATGCCTGTGATCAGTTGGAGAAAAAGATTAATACAGCACTGCGATGATAGCGAGAGATCCATCACATCAAATTTTGAAGGCATATTACGATCTGCTCAATGACAGTGTTGTTTATGATGGTGCGGTGGTATCTGTTGGAACAAGGATCCCGGATGATCAAAATATATATGTCTATATATACATTGAGTCGCTACTTCCTTATTCAACAGGTGATCAGGTGCTATATAAGGCAGTTGTTACGATGCAGATAGTCAGCCTGCAGAATGTAAGTGAAGGAGATGAGACTCCCATACATTCTATTTTTGATCAATTACTTGAAAGAGTCGGTGATGCCGATGCTCTTATCATGACAGATTTTAAATGTGCTATGGTGCAGTTTGAAGATGGAGATCAGGATCCTCCAGAGATGGATGACACAAACTATATTTTGACCAAAAAACTTAGAATGTTAAATCACATCGAGCAAATAAAATAACTAATAATTAATAAAATGGAAAAGAATTATTTAAAAATTTCAGCAGTACTGATCCTTGTTGGGATTGCAGTACTTTTTATGTCAACTACAAGTGTACGGTCAGCAAGGCTTATTAGCAGGTTGACTGTTACAGAGAACCTTGTTATGCCTACCACGTCAACTTACGCGGATATCAATGGGCTGGATGAGGTAGTTAATTACATGGATGGTGGTACACGTACCGACGTAGATCATGTATGGGCAGATACTGTCTTAAATGATGGTACTATTGACCTTACAAGCCTTACTAATACGCTTGGGGAGTCACTTGATCTATCGGATGAAGTCATAGTAGCCATTAAGTTTTTTCTTCAGGATGATGCAGCAGCAACCTGTACAATAAGTCAGGGAGCTTCTAATCCTTATCTATTGCTTGGAGCTACTTATTCATTTCAGTTACAAGCTAACCAGAGCTTACTATTTAAAGCCGATACGGTGCTTCCGGTTGTTTCAGCAACTGCCAAAACAATCGACTATGATTCAAGTAATGACTCAACGGCATTATATATTATTTTGCTTACAGCAGACGGATATCAATAATAATTAAAATCAAATACAATGGGAAAAGTTGCAGGTTA